CCAGAAACTATTAAAAGTATTATTCAACCATTAGGCATGACAAATGTTCGAGAAAAAAGACTACGTCAAATGAGCTTAGATTATCTCGAATGGGACGGCGATGATGCTACTGATCTATACGGTATAGGAAAGTACGGTTCGGACAGTTACGAGCTATTTTATAAAAAACGTGTTCCTGACAATGTAGGGGACCATGAATTAAAAAGATATATTGAGGAGGAATTTTATGATTGATACTTTGTCAAAAGCACAAGAAGAAGGCAGAGCACCATGGACCAATGTTATGTTTGATACTCGCGAATACATGGTATATGAAGACATTTATCCTGTTACATTAGGTCATACACTTGTGGTTCCAAAAGAAAATACCCAAGAAAACATTTTGAAATGTTTTAAGTTTGCTATGGAAATGGGTACTATGAATGTTGAATCAGACCAAAATCCTATTACAGGATTTAACGTAGGTATTAACATGGGAACTAGTGCAGGACAAACTTGCATGTATCCCCATGTACATTTAATCTTCCGTCGTGATGGAGACATGGAAGATCCGAAAGGCGGCGTCAGGGGCGTCATTCCATCAAAACAAAAATATGAAAGGAAAAACAATGACCAACTTGAGATCACATTTACTTAAAGCTACTAGAGATCATGCTCTAGGACACATCGAAAAACATCGTATCAATGTAGAAGTTCTACTAAACAATCCTGTAGGTATTGGAGAACATGGAAATATTGGCGATGAAATTGAAAAAGAAATTATGGAAATGGCCAAGTACCAAGATGTATTAGATATTTTAGAAGGTTATTTTGCAGAATAATCTTGACAAAAACCTAAATAAAGTATATAATAACAACATAATAGACATCCTCGTCTATAACTCGGAGAAAGAAAATTGAGCAAAGCAGAACAAATTAAACAAAGACTAGAAGACGCAGGCATCCGTTACTGGGCTGGCGACAACATTTCAGAAGTATTACAAGCAGGTGATAAAGAAGCACTTATTGATGATGCTACATTAGCATTTAATCAAGTACTTGATGCACTAGTAATTGATCGTTATAACGATCCTAACTCAGAAGGTACAGCAAGACGTCTTGCTAAAATGTATTTTAATGAGGTTATGGCAGGGCGTTATGACCCTAAGCCTAGTGCAACTGCATTTCCAAACGACAGTGAAGAACGTTACGAAGGTATGCTAGTAGTTCGTTCGGAGTTACGCAGTATGTGCTCACATCATCACCAACCAGTGAATGGTGTAGCATACATTGGTATTATTGCCGCAGAAAAACTTATCGGACTTTCTAAGTATACACGTATTGCACAATGGTGTGCTAGACGTGGTACATTACAAGAAGAACTTGCAAATGAAATTGCTAAACAGATTAGATTAGCAACTAATACAAAACACTTAGGTGTATATGTACAAGCAACACACGGTTGTTGTGAGAATCGCGGGATTATGGCACATAGTTCATTGACACAAACTACTGTACTAGAAGGTAGTTTTAAACACGATCCTGGCACTAAGAAAGAGTTTTTTGACAACATCAAACTACAACAGGAGTTTGCACCAAGATGAAGTTAAGATATTCAGAAGCATTTTATAGTGTGCAAGGTGAAGGTAAGTTTGTAGGAGTACCTAGTGTATTTCTACGTACCTTTGGTTGTAACTTTCGTTGTATGAACTTTGGTTTAAAAAACGAGCCCATGCGTGATGAAAAACTAAAGCAAGGCATTAGACACAATCAAGAAGTTGCAGATCTTATTGCTAAAGACGTTCATAAGACTACAAAAGAATTTAATGACTTGCCTATTATTCACACAGGCTGTGATACATATGCAAGTATCTATCCTGAGTTTAAACACTTTAATAAACAAGCAGAAGTTGACGAAGTGGTCGAACATCTGCTTTCACTTACTCCAGAAGGTAAGTGGACAATGAACAATGGTCAAGATATTCATTTGATCATGACAGGTGGCGAACCGTTGTTGGCGTGGCAACGACTGTATGTAGAGCTATTTGAGCATCCACGTATGAGAGACCTAAAAAATGTCACATTTGAAACAAACACTACACAATCTTTACACGATGATTTCTTCAACTATCTCACAGATCAAGACAGATTTGCAGTCACTTGGAGTTGTTCCCCAAAACTTTCAGTTTCAGGAGAACCTTGGGAGACTGCTATTAAGCCTGACGTTGCTCGTGAGTATAGCCTTGTTGACGGTAGTGACATGTACTTTAAGTTTGTTGTCGCTACTAATGATGACTTTGATGAAGTTACTAGAGCTGTTGAAGCATATCGTGAAAAAGGCGTCGAGTGTCCAGTATATCTTATGCCGCTGGGCGGACGTTCGGAAGAGTATAACCTCAATGTTCAAGAAGTCGCAGAAGCGTGTATGGAAAGAGGATGGCGTTTCACCCCAAGACTCCACATATCCTTATTCGGAAATGCGTGGGGGACTTGAGAATATGTTTGATCCAGACGAGTTCAAAGCTGACGAACAAAAGAAACAAAAAGAAAAGGCAAAAACAATTGAAGATAGAATAAGGGAGGCAGGAGTATGAAACAGTGGCTTAAAAAAATAACAGGTATTGAAGCAGAAGAAAAGCGTCTTGCAGAAGAAAAGGCAGCTTTAGACGCTGAATCTGATAAAAAGCTCAAAGTAAAAGATCCTAAAGCGTATGCTACTAAAAAAGGTGAACCTTGGGTAAATGTACTTGATGTTAAAGTAAATAAAGATAATGTTCGAAACGGTTTTTTTGAATTAGACTGGAATGAATATTTTATTAAAGACTTACTTAAAGCAGGATACGGCGAAGAAGCAGATCCTGAAGAAGAAGTTGTAGATCGCTGGTTCCGAGATATTGTTTATAATATGTTAGAAGCAGAAGGTCAAAGCACAGATAGAGGTGCAGGTTATATCAATGTTGTTCCAATTTCTAAAGGAAAAAGTTCAGTAGAATGATTGAGCATAGACTGTATTTTGTGGATAAAAAGCTCTTGCTAATTCCAACAAAAGATGCTATACTTTATATAATAAAGGGTCATGAAGTCTTTGATCTCCATGATAGCTTAGATATGAAACCAGAATATTACAAAGAGAGACATGAGTACATATATCCTAGTTGACACAGCAAACACTTTCTTTAGAGCTCGTCACGTAGTACGTGGCGATTTAGATACGAAAGTAGGTATGGCATTACACATTACACTTAATAGTGTTAAGAAGGCTTGGCAAGACTTTGATGCAGATCATGTTGTGTTTTGTTTAGAAGGTCGCAGTTGGCGTAAAGACTATTACGAGCCATACAAGCGTAACAGACAAGAAACTCGTGACGCAATGACTCCTACACAACAAGAAGAAGATACTGTGTTTTGGGAGATCTTTGATGAGTTTAAAGACTTTGTTGACACTAAAACTAATTGTACAGTTATTCGTCATCCACAACTAGAAGCAGATGATTTGATTGCAGGTTGGATACAGAATCATCCTAATGACAATCACGTTATTATTAGCACAGACGGTGACTTTGCACAACTTATTGCACCTAATGTAAAACAATATAATGGCGTAAGTAATACTATTATTACACATGAAGGTTACTTTGATGATAAGAAAAATAAACCTGTAATAGATAAAAAGACAGGCGAGCCTAAGCCTGCACCTAATCCTGAATATATGCTGTTTGAAAAGTGTATGCGTGGCGATAAAAGCGATAATGTATTCAGTGCATATCCAGGTGTTCGTGTAAAAGGCACAAAGAACAAAGTAGGCTTGTTAGACGCATTTGCTGACAAAGACACAAAAGGCTTTAACTGGAACAACATGATGCTACAACGTTGGGTAGATCATAACGGTGAAGAGCATCGTGTACTAGACGATTACAATCGCAATGTAACACTTTGTGATTTAACTGCACAACCTGCAGACATTAGAGAGATAATTAATAACACTATTGCAGAAGTAGAACCTAAAGAAATTACACAAGTTGGTATGCGTCTTATGAAATTTTGTGCTAAATGGGATATGCAACGAGTTGCAGATCAAGCACAATATTTTGCATTACCTTTGCAAGCAAAATATCCAGGAGTATAATATGTCAGAGAAATTAAAAGCAAAAGAGATTTTAAAAAATAAGTTTTGGATTGTTGAAAGCGAAGGAGAAAAGGTCGCTACACTTAGTATTGGAGAAGATAGTCAATTAATGTTTTCTAATAATACTGGAACTAGATTTTTTAAAAACATTAAACAACTTTCTAAAAACCTAAACGCAGAAATTACTTGGTCGCCAATTGATACAACAGTTAATCAAGAAGAAAAATTTGAAATTTATGGGTTTTCAACTAGTTGTGCTCCTTACAATCCAATGTTTGATGTTAAACAACGTCTTGCATTATTTACTAAAAGTGAAAAATCAAAAAGCCTATATTGTGCAGGTTATTTTATTATTAAATTTGATAAAGGATGGGTCAAAAGTTTTTGCCCAAAACTAATTACAGTAGAGCGTTACGAAACAAAAGGACCATTTAAAACAGATATTGAAATGCGACAAGAGTTAAGTAAAGCAAATGCAAGGTAATTTATTATTTGTTGGATGTAGTCATACTAGCGGCTATTATGCAGATGAAAACGGACCTTCATTATGGTCTAAAAATAATTATGCACAAATTTATTCTGATGACATAGCAGATAGTCAGTGTTACATATACGGTTCAACAGGTGCTCCTAACAGTAAATATCCACGATGGATTAGACACATTTTAAATGAACACAAGGATGTCTCTGGTGTTGTAATACAAACAACATATTGGGATCGCTGGTCAATGGGTAATAATAGAACTTCTTTATTTCTTGAGTTACCTGTTGGTCATTTTTCTTATCAACATACTGTTACTGATAATTATGTATGCTATGATGATTTTAATACATTAGATCATAAAGTTTTAGAATGGAACGACAAAGCATTATGGAGTCAAATTGATTATTGGAAATGGGGGAATCCTGGAGACATTAAGCCTGGAACACTTTGGCCAGGATATAATGAAGGATACATGCAAACAAAGTTTCATACCGAAGTTGACACTCACTTAACTAATGAAAATTATTGTAAAGATATTGCCTTAATAGACGCAATGTGTGATGAAAAAAATATTCCAATATACATA